CCACTGTTAATTTCAATTTCAGGAGTTCTTTCAAAGTTTAAGATCTCAGATCCATAATCAGTTCCTGGTTCATAGAGATAAGCATCAACAATTGGACCACGAATAACAGGTGTTGCTGTAAACGTACCCTCTTGTTGTTGTGTGGTTACAGCACTAATAGTTACAGCTACGTCTGGGTATTTAAAGATATGACTACCAACTCCAACAGTTGTCATATTGACAAATTTGCCTCTGTTGAAGTCAGTTAAATCTGTTCCAGCAGCTCCAGCATTAGCCAGTCTAAAAGTATCACTATCTACGACTAAAATCTTGTATTTTGTATCCGATGATAATCCCGAAACAGCAGTGTCTGAGAATTCATATTCTACAATATCACCGTTAGAGAAGTTATGATTATCAAAGTTAACTGTATCATATTCAGTTCTAATACCACTTGACTGAACAATTAGTTTTCTATTAGAATATCCTTGTCCAGGGTTAAGAACATTAATCCTATCAATCTTTAGCTTCTTCTCTGTAGTTCTAAACTTCATTACTCCAGAATTATTTTCTGTAGTAATACCAATAGTATTAATACCAGTTAAAGCATCTAGTTGATTGTTATAAAGTTGAATCGTTCTACTGTTGATAAATCCAGCATAGTATATACTTCCCGTTTGTAATGTTAAACCTTGAATCTCATCATTAGATGTATTTGAAGAAATACCCAAAGGTTGTGCTAATTGAGCACTGTAAACAATTGGATCACCAGTTTGAAATGGATGAATTGAATCAAAAGTAATTGTATTAGCAGTGATGTCAACACCACCATTTTGTGTAATTGGTTGAGCATCAAAGAAAGCTTCTCTGAATTCAGATGCTAAAGTTGCAGAAGCTCTTGCTCCAGAACCATTACCACCAGTAATGTTAATTGCTAAAACTTCTTCAATATCAAAGTTAACTGGATCAACTAAAATATCTGTGAATGATCCTTCGACAACTGCCTGAATTCTTGCTGTGGTTCCTGTAGAAACTGATGGATTATCAACAACAACATTTGGAGGAGTAACAGCATCATAATTAGAACCACCGTTGAATACTTCGGTTCTATCTAATGGTCCATAGAAAACAGAATCATCAACTTTATAGTTAACAATTTCTACACCATTAATCAACATTCCAGTTGATCCTGGTAATGTCTCTTCTTTAACACCATCAGTCAATCTTTGACTTAATGGGAATTTTTTAAGAAGTTTTTGTGGTTGAACCTTACCTTCTCTTTGTTCTGCTAAGGTAAAATAATGTGGTCCATCTATAACCTCATTAAAACTTACAAAAGATCCTGCTGCCAAGAAAGATCTACTTAGAGCTAATTTACATCTATTGTTATTTGGTGGTGGTTCTTTTGAAACATAATACACACCTGTGGACAATCCAACAATTGGTTTTACTCCTGGACCGGGTTCATAGTAAACCTCATCACCAGTGAAGAATGGCAGAGCATCTTGGAAAGAAAGTGTATTATACGATAATGTATTTGAATCAAAGTTCAGAATAGATCCAGAAGATGTGGATGCTACAGAAATAGTTACAGATGTAATTGATGGAGAGATAGCATAATTTGGTAGAGAGTTTGAAGCAGAATATCCAAATTCTTCATTTTCAATATAAGTATTGAGAACATCGGAAGCAACTACGTTATTGCCAAGAGCAATCGGAGTTACGTTACTTGTTGCTGTATTAATTCTTTTTCTTACATCATAAGTACCAAGTGGATTAATTTGAGAATAATCACCAGCACCTAAAGTTATGGCATTATCTGTAAGGTTTACATTAACAACTTCTAAATTAGATGCTACAATATTTTGACTGTTTCTATCAAGAATATCTACAAAATCAAAAAGTTTTAGACTTGATTTGGCAATAGGTGATTCAAGATTGAATGTAGATCCACTGAATGTAGATACAAAATATCTTGCAGAACTATTGTAAATCCAAGAGTTGAAAAATACTTTAGAATATGAGGTATCTTCTGGATTATCATAAACTACTTTACCAAGACTCTTTACAGAAATCTTAGAACCTTCAACGGCAGAGAAAATACTTTGATCTTCTGTGTCTAATTCACTTAGAACACCTGTGATAAAGAATCTTACGGGTTTTGTAAGATCATTTGATTCGTAAGCATATACAAAAGTATCTTGAATAACTTCAGATCTGGGAGAGATGTTTTCAATTACACCTTCACATCCAAAGAACTGAGTAATAGTTTTATCGGTATAAGTTACAGTATTAACACCAACATTAAATGTTCCAGCTTCGGGGAATCCAATAGTTGAATCTACAGTTATAATAGAACCACCAACTCCAACTTCACCAATTGTAAAACTACTACCAGGAATAACAAATTTACCTTCAACCAAAGGAGAGTCATCAAATCCAGTAAACAAGGAAATTTTATAGTAAGTCTGTATACCAATGTTCTCAGAGGACCCTCTAGAGAAAATTTCAATTTCAGAAACTGGACCAGAAGCATCTCCAACTCCAATACTTGGATTAGCATCTTGGAACAACGTTGTTCCAGAAATTAGAGCAGGGTTTTGAGTGAAAAGAGATGTGCCAGAGATCAGTCTTGGATCACCACTAATCAGTCTTGCTACGATTATTTCTCTACGAATATATTCGGCAAATGATGGTTTTGATAAAAATTGTTCTAGATCAATTACTTTAGAATCTATTCCATACAAAACCTTCATCAAGATTTTGATAGATTCTTCTGTTCCTTTTGTTTGATATAAACTCTTGGATTCTTTAATAAAGTTATTGACATCCAAACCAGATGCTACTGGGGTGTCTTCTAGACCAGGAGCATATAATGCCTTGAGTTTTTTGTAAAACTCTTTTAGGAAGAGAGCACTTAAGTTTTGAACGGCAGTTCCTGAAATGTGCTCAGAAGCATCACTGGTAGAGAAAACTAATTCACTTGGATCACTAGGATCACGATATGATGTGATACCAGAAAAACCACGTAAGCAACCAGTAAATGAATTTGTTGTTACGCCAGTGTATGAAATAACTTCACTGTCAAGTCTAATAAGACCATATTCAGTAGGAAATCCTTTTGTATTTGTTACAAAGATTTCAGTGTCAGTTGTTGAAATGCCAGCAGTAATAGCAGACATTCCAGAAATTATATCTGGGGTTAAACTATCTAATTTTATATAACTATCTAAATTTTCGGCAAGATCAACTGGACCTCCAGGAAATTCCTGTGAGGTGTAATAAGACTTTAAAAAGTCTATGGTAAGAGGATTTTCTTCCTTGATAAACTCAGGAACCTGACTATCAACAATTTGTTGAATTTTGACTCTTGAGTTAAAGACGGAATCTGTGTTTATCATTTCCTACTTAATTGACCGTTTGTATAACTGGATGCTACAGGGAAACCAACACCTGAAATTTGTTCGCCAGATGCAATAGTGTCTCTTGCCATATTTATGGTGCTATTGGAGATGTCTAGTTGTAGATAGAGATCTTTTAGACCAATGACATCATTGGATTCAGGAACGGCTTGTATTTCGATAATACCGTCTGGTTTTTCTGTAGATGTAATATTAACGGTATTGACTAGAATCTCACCTTTGACATAATCAACACTTCCAGCAGCTGGAACCACCAGAACTGGTTTTCCATCGACTTCTTTAACAATAGCAATGGATCCGTTCTTAAGTCCTGGATTCGGAACGTCGGTAAAGTATAAAACATCCGAAGAACCAGAAATTGTAAATCCAGTGCTCTTAATGTTATATCCCTCAGACACTACATGAAACTCATTTCCATAACACAATTCATACTGTGTAAATTGATTTAAAAGAGCTCTTAAGTTTCTTCTGATAATAACTCTTGTTACGTTCGATGTAATGGCACTGTTGGTTTGGTCAATAACCTTCAGAGCTTTACTATACTTAAATCTTCCCCCAAAAGCATTTAATTCTACTGAATCGGAATATGTGTTAAGACTTGAAGTTACATCAGACTTCAATTGGTTAGCATCTTGAACTTGAGCAGCATTGTAAAATACTGTTGATCGTAATTCAATGAATAGGAGTTTCAGATCTTCAATTCTTTGATTAACACCAGCAACAGCAAATTGCTTTAAATCACTGAGAATCTGTGCTTTGGAGAAGTCTGATAGGAATGTACCATTTCTTGGTTTGATACTCAGCACAACTGTTCCAAACTCTGGTGGATCTAATTCTTCACCACCAACGACAGATACAGATTCTGTGTCTGGATAGATTTGCTGTACTATAGCTTCGTAATCTTTTGCTGTAACTGCTCTGTACTGTGAAGAATACAATCTAGGAGCATAGTATTTTACAGACTCTACAGATTCAACATTAGCACCATCAATAGCTGATTGATTTGTCGTTACGGTAACAGTGTTTGTCTGAACAAAATTAATTCCCGAACTATTCTTCAGTGACCCAACGAAACTAAAGTTGGCAGATCCATTTCCATCTGTACCATCACAAATAATGTAACTAACAGAAATCACAGCATCATTTTCTAATTTCTTTCCAAAGATGCCGTCACCAAACAAGAGTTCATATCTTTCATCAGATACCTCTTGAATCAAGAATATTTCTGAAGTTCCAGAAACTTTAATAATATTATCTACTAAGTTATATTCTCTACCAACAGTATCTGATGGTCCTTGTACTGTTACTCTAATTGACTCAGTATCAATTCCTGGGTTATCTAATACAAATCTTTGATCGGTAGAACCTGTTACAGAAAAAGTTTTCGTAATTAAGGTTCCTTGATAGATATCAAGATTTGAATACGTTGCTTTCCTCAATCCATGAGCATTAGTGTCTTCAGAAATCAACGGAGAGACCGTTGTAACGTCCTCAGGGATGGAGAAGACTACAGAAGTATTATCGGCATTACCAACACAAACAAGACCCTTATTGAGGGTTACAGAGGGACTTGTGCCAGTGAACTCAACATCAAAACTAACCTGTGCTACGGAAGATCTTCTTGATCTTGGAACATAACCAATGTTTCTAGCAAGAGATACAATGTTCTCTCTCAAAGTCGCTGAATCTATAAAAGATTCATTGACAATCATATTTGTGTTGAATGCAGTAATATAGGTATTATATGCTAACGTATCAATCAGGACAGAGAAGTTTGAACCCTCAAAATCAAAGTCCGTAAAATTAGTATTAGCTCTCAGATAAGACTTGATTGAAGTCTTTATCTGATCAAAATCTAAATTTGTAAATCTAGTAAGTGGCATTTATCTCGTTACCTCAAGAAGGAAAGAAATATTCTGAGTCGGTAGTTCTTGACCAACAATATCAAATACAACTGTGACTTCAAAAGTGTTCTCGTCAGGTCTTGGAACCACAGTTACGTTTAAGTTGGCTGCTCTTGGTTCAAAATTTAGTAGAGTTTCCTCTATTTGGTCCTGGATAATGGCAGCAGTACCAAAATCACAGAACCCAAACAGAGAACTTCTAACATCAGAACCCAAATCGGGGTTAAAAAACCTCTCTTCGGGCACTGTCTCTACCAAATTCCTCACGGCTCTAGCAATAGTTCTCTCATTAGAAAGAACTGGAAGGTCTCTTGTGACTGGATGTGGCACAAAAGATAACGAAATATCCTTAAATGATCTAGATTTTCTTGTCGAAGCCATGAAAAGGCACAATTTTAACCGTAAACCTATTTATTACCGTTTTTCATAACCATCATAGTCACCAAATCCAAGGTGATCAAATGTAGATGGTTTCTTACCATAGGTTGGTTCAGTGCCATACTCCCAATCATCATAGTCTTCGTCGTTACGAATGTTTTCATGAAGCATAGTTTGACGTTTCATGTCATGGATGTGGTCTCCCACAACCTCTCTGAGCATTTGGTCTTCTGGTTTTTTCATAGGTCTAGTCCAATAGTCGGTGATTAATCCTCTCGTTCCCCACATTGACTCCATGTAATCTGGATCTCTATCTGGATGTGGTTGAGTTGCCATTAAAAAACCCCTCCTGAGTTCGTTTTAGAACTTTTAGAGGGGTTACTATCCCTAACCGTTATTTAGTTTTTCTTCTTTGACTTTTTTGAAGTACAATTTATAGTACCTTCCCTTAATTTCTTCCAAAGTTTCCATATCTTCTTTGAACCCACAGTACTTTAGCATCTGAAAAGCACTCTCAAGTTCACTAATCACCCTTAAAATGTTGGTAGCATGTGGTTCCATGCCTCCAAATACGTATTTTCTTGAATCTTTCTCCACAAATTGGATATGTTCAGGTTTCTCCATCTTCATTTTCTCTCTCTTTCGCGGTTTTCCAAAAATATTCGTCTTCACGACCCATTCCAAGTCGTTCAAATCCGTTTTCTACCTGATAATATTGAGTAGAAACCTTAAAATCCGGCATTTTTGGATCAACAGGCGTCAAACTGTTGTCATAAATCCGCATTCTGTTGTTTGGATAGAGTGCGTACTGCCCATTTTCGAGTTCAATGAGGTTATGTGACTTATGTTCCGCGGGATTTTCACTCGTAGCATAGTCAACTGTATCAGGATCTTGATGATAGTTGTCTAAAGTACAGATATAAGTCCCTTTTTGAATACCAAAATCCCGTGTGTACAGTTCATAATCCATAGAACCGATGAATTGTTTCTGAACTGCTACTACTCCATAGTCCATACAATTCCAAAACTGAAGATTTGGAAGGTTCATGTCAGGATTTGGAGTCTCTGGAGCAGATACAAAAGCACTGATGGGAAGTTTATCGTACATTGCCGCATATTCTGGCAAATAAGTCTCAAAATAAAAAGTACGTCCAGGTATGGACTTTGCCGATACCCAGACGCCTTTGACGAATTCACCATGACCAGATTGATGATCCGTGAGATATTCTTTACGAACCCATACTTCCATAGAAGGAAGGTTGCAAATAAGAGCAGCCATTTACTTTTTCACATAATGGAAGTTTACCTGGTGGAAGTAAGCATCATCACTTTCTACAATCATATCAATTGGATCT